CTGTGCTGTTCTCGCTGTTCCCGCAGGACGACGACCCGAGCAAGGAAGCCGAATACATGCTTTACGGGTATTTGCCCACGGAAACCCGCGCGACGTACGCCGCGCTAGGGTTGTACAACACGCAGATAGAACTGCAGGAAGCTTAAGCGGCAATACCGCGCAGCTTGTCGTACTCGAAAATGTACGCTTTGCGGGGGTCGTCGTCGGGCAAGTCGTCAAAGCTCGCACACGACCCCCAATTTGCGCCAACGTCCATATCAGCGATGATTGGCACACGCAGCGGCAGGCAGTTTTCCATGATGTTCTGCATTTCGCGGAAACCGTCGTCTACGCCGCCAGGGTCGGAAAAGTCAAGCTCGTCGTGTACCGTCAGGCGCGGTACGCCGATGCGGTCAAAAACGCCAGCTTTCCACGACGCCCACATGGCTTTTTTCATCACGTCAGCCGCGCCACCTTGCAGCTTGCGGTTTACGCCTTTGTGCGTGTATGCGCGCTTGATGTTCGGTCCATACGCGCGCAAAGCTTGCTCCAGTGGCAACGCTTCGTCACGGTCGTCGTAATTGACGTTTTCCGGTTCCCAAAGGTTGAAGCGTGAACGCCTGCCCATAATTGTTTGCACATACCCCAGTTCTTGGGCTTCGCGTGCGGCAACGTCCATTGTTGCCTTCACGTACGGGTTTCCCTTGTGGTACGCGTCCAGAATCGCGCGCGCTTCGTCTTTCGGCAGTCCAAGCGTAGCGGCAAGCTTGTCTAGCCCCATGCCGTACAACAGCCCGAAGTTGATGTTTTTGATGAACGGTCGTGCGACTTCCAAGCCTGCCATGTCTTTGACAAGCTTTTGCGTCAGCTTGTGGTAATCGGTGCTGCGGTCGACGTTGAACTGTTCGCGCACTGCGTCAGCGCCTGCGCCAACGGCATGATGTACGAGCATTCGGTATTCAATCTGCGAATAGTCGTACTTTTTCCACATGACGTGCCCGTGGTCCGGTATGAACGCTTCGCGTATCTGCTTGCCGATTTTTGAGCGTGAAGGAATGTTTTGCAGGTTCGGTACGTTTGACGCGAAGCGTCCGCTTCTGGTGCCTTCGTCGTCGCCGCGCAAAGGGTGAAAGTTGCAGTAAACGAAGCCGTTTACATGGCTGTCCAGCAAGTACGATTGCAGGAATGTTCCGCGCAGCTTTTCAAATTCGCGTATCGCAATTATTTCCTTGCCGACAGGGTGCGCGAGATTCTTTAGGAAGTCTTTGCGGAATGATGGGTTGCCGTCCGCTGTTTTCTTGTACGGTATGCCGATCTTATCAAATAGCCGTGCCAAGTCGCTATTCGCGGTGCGCGCGATCCTGTACCCATATTTATCGCCAAGCTCACGGTAAAGTCGCGGTATCTCACGCCCCATTGAATCGTACAGTTCTTCTGTACGGTTAAGGTCTATCTGCACGCCAGCTCGACGCATGCGTACCAGCAGGTATATCAAGTCGCATTCCATGCGGTACACGTCTAGCAGGCCGTCTGCAAGCAGCAGCGGGAACTGCTTTTCTAGCACGCGCAAAGGCAACGACGCGTCAGACTCCGCGTACGGGCCGACAAGCGTTACAGGCGCGCGGTGGATGTTCCGTCGCTGCCTTGGGCCGGGTTCGCCGCCGTACGCCTGGGCAAGCCATTCGTACAGCTTGCCGCTTTCCTTGCCTTCGTTGCAATACTTTTGCCCCAAGTGCTCTAACGCAATCTCGCCATCTTCGTTTAGCAGCGCTTCGGCAAACTGTACGTCGTGCAACTCGCCTTCCACGTGCACGCCTTCCTCGCTTAGCCAACCTACGTCGTATATCAGGTTCGCGCCGACTTTCGGTATGTGTGGCGTCTGCAGCGTATCGCGCAGCCACGACAGCACGTTTTCTGCCGGTAGGTTTAGCTCTGGCTGTACGCTATGGCGCATGGGCACGTACCATTGCCCGATGTTGCCCGCGTAATCAATCGCCGCGATAGACACGCCTACGACGTAGCCGAACCCGCGCGCCCATCCGGGGCCGCGTCGCTTCTGCGTCTGGCCGTTGTCCGTCAGGTAGGGGTCGTACGTTTCGCAGTCGAACGCAATCATCTTGGCGCGGGACAGGTTCGGCAGCTCCTGTGGGCACCGCCATGTCGTGGCGGGGATGGGCGGGGGCTGGCGCAGGGCCGCGTCAGCGCGCAGGGTACGTGTTGCCGGGTCGTCATTAAATAGCATGTTTACTCCTTATCGCTGCAAGCAGCGCGCGGTAGTTATTGCCCTGAAATAGTACGCGGGACTCGCGGGCAGTTGCGTAATCCCAATGCGTAGCGCGTTTTAACACTGCTGTTATCTGCGCTGCGTCGAATGTTCCAGCGTCAGGCGCGCCGTCTACCGTGTGCGTTGCTTTCTCGTTATCAGACGCGGTTAAACCGTTCCTTATAATAACGCGTCCAGTATCGCAAAACGGCGCGACAGCTTCCACGCCATCCGTTAGCCCTTCTGGTATTGCTTCTGGCGTCCATCCTGGCTGCACCTCAAATAGATGGTCAAACGTCACGTATTCGTCTACGTACAGCTGTACTTTCACCCATGCGCCGGATTCGGTGTACAGGGTAAGCGACCCCTTGCCGTAGCCGAAAACCGTAAGCGGTGCCGGATAACGCAGTATCGCGGTTACGCTCGCCTTCGGTATCAGCAGGCCGGGTGGCATGTCGACGCCGTGCCACGCCTGGGCGAGACAGATACCGTTCGTGGCGACGGCGCTGCCATTGGCGAGCAAGACAGCGGAGCAGTACAGCTTTTGGTGTTTGTCCACCGTGAGCGGCACCACGGCTGCGAGCGCGTCCAGCACGGCAGGCGTGATGATCCCCACAGGTTCGTCAGGCAGGATCGGCGGGATCGTGTCCAGCGGTGCGCAGTCGACCGTTGCCCGGAACCGTTCCCCCTTCACGATCAGCCGCGATCCGTCCAGTTGTGCGATGGTGACGTGCCCTTGCACGCGCTCCAGTGCCCGCAGCAGCTGCGCGGTGTTGGGCGCTGCCGCAACGTCTTCCTGTACTGGGCACCCGTAGGCGACAAAGCCATTGGTAGCCGTCATAAACCGGCCTTGCAGCCGCGCGTGCCTGTGGGCATTCTGCGTGCTTTTCTCGTCGTAGAGTGTCGCTGCCAGCTTCGCAGCGGATAGCAGCAAGTCTGCGTCGTCTGTAGCTGCTTTCTTTGTCGTGCGTGGTCGGCGCGCCATGTCGTTACCTCAAAATGGTATGTCTGTATCTTCGACGTACTCGGGACACGCGAACGCGATAATGCGCGCTGGGGGCCGCGCTTGAAACTTGCTGCACACTTCGTTCTGCTCGTTAAAGTGCATACACGCGATGCAGGAGCGGCGCATTACTGGAATGTGCTTTATATCCAAGTTCGCCACGCTATGCCGTACTGCAGCAGAAACCGACTGCTGCAAGTAATGGTTTATGTGGTCTAGCACTTCTGTGCCTAGCTTTACGTCAATACTCATAGTTTGCCACCTCGGGGAAGCGCGTGTCGGTGCGTACCTGTATGCGCTTTGGTTGTCGTAACTGCATTTGATGCGCTAGCGCTTCTGCTGTAGTGCTCGGTATAGAAAACTCTGTCGTGCGTTTCAGCCACCACGACCTAGCGCGCATTTTGCCTGTAGGGTGCTCAAACGGCACCCATTCGCTTACCTGCTCGCTTCCGCAGAGGTATGTTACGCGCATACTAGGCGGTGAACCATCCTTTTCGTGCAGCGTGTATAGCACGCGCGACACATCGTACCATGCGTACACGGGATCGTTCGTGACAACGATTGGCGTAAAGTCTGCGGTTTCAGATATGCGGTACACACGCGGGAACTCGACGCCACAGCCTGTATCGCCTTTGAACTCGGGCGAAAGCTTCGACGTGCCACCACAGAAGCGCGCCGAAGCGTGGTTATACATGTGGCATTCGTCGCAAATGCGGATAGGCGCTTCGCCTGTTTTCTTGCCACCTGGGCGCGCGATGTACGGATCATTGATCGGGCCGACGCGTCGCGTATTGCCGGTAAAGTCTTTCACAAGGCAGTTCGTTTTCCCGGTTTCCGGCGATGGCCGCGCGCCACGGCCTGTGGCCTGTATCCACCATCCAGGCGACATCGTAGGTCGCAGGCACCCGATGTAGTCGATAGGTGGATGGTCGAACCCGACGGTTAGCTTATTGGCAACGACAAGGCAGCGCGCGTCGCCGTGCTTGTACGCGGCAACGTTGCTGTCTACCGCCGTGCCGCGCATCTTGCTATGAACGCCCACAGCGGGCACGCCGCACTGTGACAGAACGTCGACGCAGTACGACACGTCGTCAATACTCGGGGCAAACAGCATCCAGGCTACGCGGTCGTCGCCGTCCTGCACGAACTCGTCAAGCGCCGCGTCTATAAGCTGCTGCTTGTGCATCAGCTCCGACACTTCCTTCGTCTTAAAGTCGCCGCCTTGCAGGTGTACGTTGCTCACGTCGATATGCGTATTCGTGCGTACCGTAATGAGCGGTGAAAGGAATCCTTCGGCGACAAGGCGGTTGTACGCGTCGCGCTGCGTGATGTCGTACACCACGTCAGTAAACAAGCCACCTTTGTTTGTCAGCAACCCGGTACGCGTGCGAAAGCCGGTTGCTGTCAGCCCAATAACCGGCATGTACGGGTTTATCTTGCGAAGCTCCGCAATTAACTGTCGCAGCTGTGTCTCTTCCTCGGGCGACACGTTCTGCGCTTCGTCGACAAAGAACACGTCACGGTGTCCAAGTGCGCCCACGCGGTTTATCAGCGTGCCGGGCGTGCCGTAAACAATAGGGGCACCCGTGTTGTACTGATTCAGTGCGGCACTGCAGACGCCGAGCGGGGCACCGGGCCACGCAAGCCGCAGCTTTTCCGCGTTCTGCTCGACGAGCTCTTTCGCCATCGTCGCCATCAACAGGCGTTGATTCGGCCACGCCTGCATGATGCGAAGCGCCATCCCGGCCAGTACCCAGCTCTTCCCGGTGCCTGTGGGCATCAAAATCAGCGGGTTGCCCCGGCCACCCGTGGCGAAGTAGTTAAGCGCTGCGTCTGCGGCTTCTGACTGGTAATAGCGTTCCGACATAGCTCTACAGATAGAAACGCCGGGAAAACCCGGCGCTGTTGTACGACACGGTTACTGCATCACTGCGCAGGCGCGCCCCACGGTGCCGACGCCGGGGCAGCTGCTGCGGCCTGCTGCCATGCCTGCGGCTGGCCTGCGGGGGCTGCGGGTGCGGGCTGCTGTTGCTGCTGTTGCTGCTGCGGTTGGCCCCATGCCGACTGTGCAGGCGCTGCCGGTGCGGCGGCGGGCGCTGGTGCGGGCGCTGCCGGGGCAGGCTGTCCAGCGGCGGGGTTGCCCCATGCGGGAGCCGGTGCGCCTTGTGCGGGGGCTGGCGCTGACGGGGCCGGGGCGTTCCATGCGGGCGCTGCCGGGGCTGCGCCTGCCGGGGCTGCGCCTGCCGGTGCCACGCCGGTATAGGGGCGCACACCCTTAACTTCCGTGCGTACTGGCTTGCCCGGCTCCTGCTCCTTTTGCGGGCCGATCACAAGGATCATCGGAATGTTGTTCAGAACGTCCAAGTCCTGCACGGCCTGACCACCGTTGCCGGTTGCGTGGCAGAGCGCGGAAAGCTGCTCTTCCGCGATGCGTACCGTTTCCGGGTTCTGGTTAATCAGGTTCAAGCGGTAAGCCTGCGTAACGCTTGTGAACTCTCCTTCGACTACGCGAAATGTGAATTCAGCATAACCGCCGGTATTGCCCTTCGTCGGTTTAAGCGTGTTGCTCACGACGACAGCGAGGTATTCGCCGATAGGCAGGCCACCGCCACCGGGAACGTGCGGGCGGGTTGTCGTGGGGTCAAAAGCGCGGGGAAGCAATGCCATGGTTCGTATTCCTTAAATCAGTTTTGCGAAAATGTTGCCGTAATGCGGCGGTTCAAGCTCTTGCAGGGTGCTGTTCAGCGTGACGCGTGCCCGTGCAATTATTCCAGGCGTGGGGGCCGTTCTTACTGCTAACTGCGGTTTCGGTACTCCGTGTATGCGCGTCGTGTGTTGATAAAAGATACCGTCGTACAGGTGAGACACCGAGCCGTAAATTGCGTTACCCGGAAAGCGTGGTTGCTTGCGGAATACTCCATCAATTTCAGACTCGTTTTCTTTACATATTAACACGACGTGCTTGCCACGCAAGTAAAACAGCTTCGATAGGTTATCGTAAACCTCCGTGTTCATCAAGCCGTATGCCTTTCGCGGGTCTTTCTGCTTAGGCAGTAGCGTATTAAGCACGTTTTCCGCGTACTCGCTCACGCTGTCGATAATTAGCGTATCAAACGGCGCAGCGTCGGGCGACATCGCCCACTGCACGAACTCGGTTACGCGCGCTGTATTGCCCACAGCATCCCATGCCGGAATGTGGTTGCAGTCGCGCAACGAGTTTGCACCGGGTTCAACTAGACAGATGACAGGACGCGGCGTGGTCGTCGCAACGATGGGCGTCTTCGCCTGTCCTGGCGGGCCGTACACGATGCACTTGACGCCGTAGCCGTGGGCAAGCGCCGATACAGGCACAAGGTCGGAGGTGCGCATGGCTAGCCCTTTGGCGCTTCGATTTTGACGGTAGGGGAACCGGCTTCGACGCTTACGTGTTCGTCTACGAGCGCGCGGTACTGCACCGGCAGCGCCTTGTACTCGCTGACCGACAGCGCCGGCGTCCACTTCACGAGCCGTTCCGCGAACAGCTTGCCCTGTGGCTCCGTTTCCATTGCAGCAAGCGCGTCGTCGATGGTCGCCTTGGCCTTGTACGTGAACTTGTTCGTAATTTTCAGCGTGTAGCCGTTCGGCAACGCGTGCGTCTGCACGCCTTCTGCTGCCGTGTCTGCGAACTCGTTATACACGCGCTTACGCAATTCAGCTTCGCGCGCCTTCGCGCTTGCCAGCTCGCCTTGTACGGCGTACCAGTCAAGCAGCAGCTTGTTTCGCTCCTGTGTCAGCTCCATTTCAGTACCCTTTAGGCGTTTGTTCAGCTACGCGCAGTAGCGGTGCTAATTCGTCGTCGGCCTCAAATGGTGCAGGCATGTCATGCTGTTTTAGTTCTTCGTACAGCGCGTTTACGGCCTTTTTGCGCTCTTCGCAGATTGCGCGCAGCTTACGTCGCGCTTCTGAAAGCTCGTTTTCCAGACTGCTGATTTTTCGGTGCTGCGCGGAAGCAGCGTCCGTAAACTCAAATATCTTCTGCGCGTACGCTATGACGTTTGGCGTCGTGTTCATGTGTACTCTCCGTTATGCAGGCGCGTCAGATACTGCCTACCAGTACGTTCAGCACGCTGCGTTCCTCGTTCAAGCTTCGCACATTAGCATCAATTTCGCTAAACGCCAAGCCGTAGCGTTCTTTCAGCTTCGCAATGTTGATTGTATGGAACGCGTCAATCGGCACGTCGAGCGCGTCGGCAATAGCAGCTACGTACCATTGCGTATCGCCTACTTCCTCAATGATGTTTACTAGATCAAGCGGTGTACCGGACTCGATTGCGGTAAGTAGTGCGTCTGACAACTCGCCAGCTTCCGTAATAATGCCGATAATACCGTGCAGGATTCGGCGCGCGCGTTCCATGTCGTCTGTCACGTCGTACGCTGCAACGCGCGGCATTACGCTGTCGACAACGGCGTGCTTTGCTGTTTTTTCGAACGCTTCGAAGTCGCGCCCGTAGAACAGGGCTTTCTTTACGCTGTCCAGCTTTGCGGCTTGCGCGCTTGCGCCGCGCAGTGCTTCGACCAGAAAAACGAGCGCTACGCGGTCGCCGTACCACTTGTCCGACATGGTTGCCATTGCGGCTTTAACGTATTGCGCGTTGTTCATGTTTAATCCTGTGTAGGTATGTTGTCTAAGCATTTTGTCTAACACTTATTCTTGTGTCAAGCGCTATAGTGCGCTTTTATGGCACGATCGAGCATGCTACACTCGCCAAACTTACTAACCCTTGACTGGTTCGACCCATCATGAACGAAAGCAAACTACTCGCCGCGACGCGCGAAGCACTGCGCCATCGCCCGCGTACGCTGACGTTAGGGCAAATATCGAACGACACCGGCATTTCCGTACGCTGGCTTTCTAAGATATCCGCATCTGACGACGTGGCACCAAGCGTGCAGATTACTGAACTGTTGTACGAGTACCTTACGAAACGAAAGCTCGACGTATAGCGCGGCGCGTCCTACAGAGACTGTATATGTACGAGAACATACCGCTGGAAATGCGTGAGTACGCGCAATGGGTCGTATGGCGCTACGAAGTGCGCGACCCGGCGAAAAAGCCGACGAAAGTACCGCTGAACCCGCACACCGGCACGCTTGCCAGCGTGACGGACGACAGCACGTGGGGAACTTTCGAGCAAGCCGTAGCCGCAGAGCCGAACGGTAACGGCATAGGTTTCGTTCTGACAAAGTACGACCCTTACCTGTTTATCGACCTGGATAAACCGGGCGATGAAGACCTGCACGCACAGATATATGCCGCGTTCCCGAGCTACGCCGAACGGTCGCCTTCCGGCGCAGGGCTTCACATCATCGCACGCGGGCACGTTCCGCGCGGCAAACGCGACACGGCAAAAGGCGTAGAGATATATAGCGAAGAACGCTATATGACGATGACCGGCAACGTAGTCGAAAACCGCAGCGTCATTGTACGGGCAGACACCGCGCAGCTTGAGGCACTGTGGGCGCACTTGGGCGGTACGCAGCACGCCAGCGGCGATGCACCGATCAGCGGCGACATGACCGCCGAGGATCAGACGATCATCGAACGCGCACGGACTGCGAAGAACGGCGCGCTGTTCTGTCAGCTGTGGGCAGGCCAGTGG